GGCCGCAAATAGCTGGGTCGTTGGTGGCGATGCAACAACGTAATTTATGTTCTCTTCTATGTTATCCTTACTAGGCAGTCTCAGGCGCGGAAACTTTGTTCAAAGATCACTTCGGTTTAGATCGAGTGCTTCTGCGTTCCTAAGTAGGACGTTTACGTCAACGCCAACGACATACACGTTTAGTGTTTGGCTGAAAAGAGGATCACTTGGTGGATCAGGGCAAGTTATTTGCGGATCAAGAATAGCTGGAGGTGCATCGACCACAATAAGTTTTACATCATCTGATGCAATTAATATTATTCTTGGTGGTGCTGCATCAAGTCAAATAACAACAACCAGCGTATATAGAGATCCATCTGCTTGGTATCACCTTGTTATTAGCGTAACAAACAATGGAAATGTTGTTTTGTATTCCAATGGAGTACAAGTTGCTAGTGCTGCTGCTGGATCAAACCCATATTTGTTTAATAGTTCACTTGTTAATACAATTGCAAAGCAAGGTGATTTAGCTGGATTTACATTTGACGGCTACCTCACAGAAGTCAACTTTATCGACGGCCAAGCCCTGACGCCATCGTCCTTCGGTCAGATCGAGTCCACGACCGGCGTGTGGTCGCCAAAGCAGTACGCAGGCAGCTACGGCACGAACGGCTTCTACCTCAAGTTTGGCAATACGTCGTCTGTAGCGGCGCTGGGCACGGATAGCTCGGGGAATGGTAACACTTGGACGGTGAACAACGTGTCGCTGACGGCTGGTGCGACGTACGACAGCATGGTCGATGTCCCGGTGAACTACAGTGACAGCGGGAATGGCAGGGGGAATTACTGCACGTTGAATCCGTTAAACACTTCAGGTATTTTTACTTTATCCAGTGCAAATTTAAATTACGCAACTACATCTGCCGCAAATATGGGCAGCTCTATTGGAAGTATTGGAATTTCTAGTGGAAAATGGTATTGGGAATGCGTCTTAACATCATCAAGAGGATCATTTGGAGTAGCGCGTCAAAATGCAAGCATTACAATAGATCCTGCTGCTACAAATCTTATTTATTATTATCGCTTTGATGGAACTAAAGTTAATAATGGAGCAAGCGCTTACGGAGCAACGTATACTACTGGAAACATTATAGGAGTTGCATTGGATCTTGATGCTGGAACTTTGACATTCTATAAAGATGGCGTAAGTCAAGGAGTTGCATTTTCATCTCTTCCAGCAGATACATATTTTGCTCAAATTGGAGATGACATGACATCATTTACTGTAGATGGTGTTGTTAACTTCGGCCAACGTCCCTTCACCTATACGCCTCCCACTGGCTTTCGTGCACTCAACACGAACAACCTGCCTACACCGTCCATCGTCAACGGAGCCAACTTCATGGCGGCTACGACGTACACGGGCAACGCTGCTGCGCGGTCACTGTCGAATGCGGTAAACAACGTGTCGTTCCAGCCGGATCTGGTGTGGATCAAGTCGCGTACACCTGGGGCTACAAATCACGCTTTGTTCGACTCTACACGGGGAACTACGAAGTATCTCTCGTCTGACACGACGGCTGCTGAGACGACCAATGCAAACACGCTGACAGCATTTAACGGCGATGGCTTCAGCCTTGGCACGGATACGACGCTGGTCAACGCGAATGCGAACTCGTACATTGCCTGGCAGTGGAGGGAAAGCATTACCGCTGGGCTGGATGTTGTATCCTACGCTGGTACAGGCGTGAACAGGACGGTTGCCCACAACTTGGGCGTTGCTCCTGCGATGGTGATCGTTAAGCGGTCGCAGACTGGAGCCACAAGCAACTGGCAGGTGCGCCACACGTCCATTCCGGTTGCAAACAGCATTCAGCTTAACTCGACAAACCAAGCTACCGCTGACACTACAGTGTGGAATAGCACAGCGCCCACCTCAAGCGTGTTCAGCCTTGGCACATCCACGGATGTTAATGCTTCTGGCATCAGTTACGTTGCCTACTGCTTCGCTGAGATCGCAGGCTTCTCCCGATTTGGCAGCTACACGGGGAATGGCATCGCTGACGGGCCGTTTGTGTTCTGTGGGTTTAGGCCGAGGTGGGTGATGATTAGGAAAACAAGTGCTTCAGGTAATTTTTGGACAATTAGAGACACTACACGCAATACGTTTAACGTAGCCAATCTTCAACTATATCCAAACTCAGCCGGCGTAGAAGGCGCTCCATCGGCAGGAGATGTAATTGACATTGTGTCTAACGGATTCAAACTTCGCGGTATATCTGCTGACGTAAACGATCCTAGCGCAACCTACATCTTCGCAGCCTTCGCGGAAGTGCCCAGCAAGTACGCTCTAGCTCGCTAACTTATGCCAAAGAAATCCGTATCACTATCCGTTGGCCGAGGCGAGAAGTTGCCTGCGTCGAGGGGTGCAGGGCTGACAGCCAAGGGGCGAGCCAAGTACAATCGCGCTACAGGCAGCAACCTCAAGGCTCCTGCACCTAGTCCAAAGACCAAGGCTGACGCTGGCCGCAAGAAGAGCTTCTGCGCTCGTATGGCAGGTGTAGTCGCCAAGGCTAAAGGCCCGGCAGAACGGGCTAAGGCAAGCATGAGACGCTGGAAGTGCTAATCTTATGAAGAAAGGACTCTACGCCAACATCCACGCCAAACGCGAGCGTATCGCTGCTGGTAACAAAGAACGTATGCGGAAGCCCGGCACTAAGGGCGCCCCAACAGCAAAGGCGTTCAAGCAAGCTGCCAAAACCGCTAAGAAGAAGTAGGTATGGACGAGTTTGTCACCAAAGTTCTTACTCACATCTTCGACCAAGGCCTAACGGTGTCGCTGCTGGCACTGGCGCTGTATTACCTGCACAGTAAACTAAACAAACTAGAGTGTAAGATCTCCGAGTGCGAGCAAGACAGGCTCAAGCTTTGGGAACGAATCGCTCAACTCCACGATTAAACCTATGAAAGAATACCTCAAGCAACCATCCACTTGGCTCGGCATTGTTAAACTTGGCACGGCTATCGGGCTGTACAGTACCGGCATCGGTGGCGCAATCGCCCAGGGTGTCATCACCATCTTTGGTATCATCGACGTTATTCGTAACGAGAAGTTGTGATTGACGAACGGTCAGCCAAGTTCATAGCGACGCTGTTACCTGAAGTCAGGGACGCCTTTATCGCGTTCATCGTAGACGCTAAAGAGCTGGTTGCCCAAAATGGACTGGACTACAAGGTCATCTGTGGAACTAGGACGTTCGAGGAACAGGCGGCGCTGTACGCCAAGGGGCGCACTGCTCCGGGGCCAAAGGTGACGAATGCCAAGCCAGGATCATCCATGCACAACTTCGGGCTCGCCATCGACTGTGGCGTGTTCAAAGGTAAAGTGTACATGGATGGCAGCACACCCGCTGACGCAAAAATCGCTGACCTTATGCATAAACACGCCTCAACCTTGTGTACAAAGCACAAGCTGCGTTGGGGCGGCAAATTCAAGAAGCTATACGATGCGCCTCATTTTGAGTATGATACTCCTTATTCTCTTGCTGAGTTGTGCGCTCGCAGAGAAGCCAAGAAATCTTTAATCGCTTAACCTATGCCTAAGTCAATGAAATCAATGATGGACATTCTTTACGGCCCAAACGGCAAAAGAGGCCGTAGCTGTCCAGACTGTGAGTCCCCAATGGAGTCAGATGGAACATGCTCTGAATGCGGCTGCGGTGAAGGTTACGAGGAAGAAGAGGAGGATGACTCCGAGAAGGAAGACATGCATAGGGAGCGTATGCTTGAGATTCGCGATGATCTACAGAGGCTTGCTGATAAGCTTGGAAAACTGGCCGGAGAAGGCGAAGAATCGGAAACAGAGTCCGAGAATTACATGCTTCCTACAGTGTTTGCTGTAAGAAAGATGATTGCACCTAAGTAACAATGGCACAAGAAGCACAGGCGGAAGGTGACGACATGTTTCTGGGTTTTGCCAGTAGGCTTGACCCTGCAAACCTACAGCCTGGCATCTTGCAAGCGAGCTTCAACACTCGACTTCAGCGTGGGATTGCCCAGCCCCGCAAGGGCACCAAGCGGTTGACTGAAAGTGAACTCATCGGCTTAACGATGGTTGGCTCTGGCTTGTACGTTGACGCTGACGGTCACGACAACATTGTCATGGTCTTTACGGACAGGATGTACCTGTACAAGCCAGCTCAAGGGCAGGATGCTGAAGACTTGATCGGGCCATACTTATTCCCTGCCGGCAGGACAATCGAGGTTGGCGGCATCTGTGACGTAGTGACGGCGCTAAACAAGGTGTACATCTTTCGTGGCAAGTACGACAAGACGACGTTTGTTGCTACTGAGTCCAACGGTGACATCCTCGACAACGCGACTGGCACGATCACAATTACGACGACGCTACCGCACAATTACTCTACCGGCGACGAGGTCACTATCGGGCGCACAGACGGCTCAGATACGGCAGGACAGGCCGTCACTGGAAACTACGTCATCACGGTGACTGGCACGAACACGTTTACCTTTCAGTACACGAACAATACTGGTGTAACTTACGCTGCTCGGACTACACAGGCAGGGTGGAACGCTCGACGTGGATTGCCGCCGCTTGTATGGCAGAATGGCCTAGCAGCAGTTACGTTTGCGCAGCAGAAGTTTGCAATAGATGGCACTACGGTGACAGGCGTCACACAGTCTGTGTCATGCGCTGACTTTGGCTTGTACTTCCAGAACCGCTTGATCCTCAAGTACGGTGACTACCAGATGCTCGTTAGCGACATCCTGAGCGAGCAGTGCGACACGACACTGAACAACTTCGTCATCAATACTGGCGGGAACGACTCGATTGTAGGGGTGCTACCGTGGGTGCAAGACCAGTTCTTGGTCTTTATGACCAACAGCATCTATATTGTTTTCGTAGAGACTGACAACTTTAACATCAACTCGCCTCCCGGGGCTAACAGCAGCACAACGGTGGTTACGACCGAGATCGGCTGCTTGGCTAGACGCTCGATTGTGGCGGCTGGCCAGTTCGTATTCTTCCTGTCTGCTAACGGCGTGCACATGCTTACGCCGCAGCTTGACCTGAAGCTGCTAGGAAACACGCTACCGCTCAGTGAGCCGATTGCAGACTTCTTTGACACCGTTAACTACGATGCCGTTCAAAACTCGGTAGCAACTTATTATAACAATCGCTTCTACATTGCGATGCCTACTGGCGCGGCGACTAGGAACGACAAGATCCTTGTATACAATACGCTGAACCAGAATTGGGAGTCGATTGACTATTATCCTACGGGCTTATTCTCAGATAACTTGATCTTGTCTGCGTATATCAATCAACGCCGATTGATGATCATCACCAACTTTGCTGGATCTGGCCAGTATGGCGGCGTGTTTCTGTCAGAAGAGCAGGCTCAAGGAGATGAGTTTAACTACTCTGACGCTACGCCAGTGCTGCCGTTTAATCTGTTTCCAGTGTCCAGCCAGATCACCGAGTCTACGCTGATTCCAAGCACACAGAACTTCGTCCACATTCCTGCTTCTGTGAAGACTAGAGAATACGCTTTTGGCGGCACATCCGAGAAGCGATTTAGCCGAGGTGAGTTCACCTTCAACAACGTTGCCAACGACTTTGTAAAGATTGACACGACCACCTACGACCCAGATGCTACCGAGACTGTCCTTGAGTACAGCTTTAGCGGCACATCAGATGGCACTTTGCGCCCCCGTATCGCTGCTCGGGGAACATCGATAGCTTGCACAGTTAATTTTGTAGTTGGAAGACCAGCCTTGAAAAGTGTTGCTGTTTATGCTATAGCAGCCAATAGACCAATGATTTCGCAGGAATAAGCTTATGCCCGGCCAACAAATCCAAAAAGGAACGACATACGTCAATTACCCAACTTCGGGCACTAACCAAGTGACTGCGGAAAACTTGAACGATCATGTCGATAACGCGATCTTGTTGCCGGGAGCTATCTCTGCGCAGATTGAAAGTGTTCCTGAAGATGTTGATTACGTCCTTGCTGAACGTGGTGGATCATTGTTTAAGTACGCTTTAAGCAGCATTAAAGATCTATTTGCGTCTTATTTTCCATTGCGGTCTGGAGCAATAATGACTGGAGAATTAACGCTTTCCAGTAGCACACCAAGCGCAGCCGCAGTTGCAGCAAGCAAAGGGTATGTGGATGCATCAATAGCAGCATCAACATTGCCTGGGGCAATTGTTATGTGGGGCGGTTCATCTGCACCAACGGGTTGGCTTGAGTGCAATGGGCAGTCTACTGCTGGTTACGCTAGTCTTACGGCAATATATGGAACCAACTTGCCTGACTTAAGAGGTGAGTTTATTCGTGGGTGGGATCATGGCAGGGGCGTTGATTCGGGGCGCGTGATTTTGTCTGCTCAAGCGCAAGACATCCAGCCGCATACGCATAGTTACACCATCACAAATGTGGTTACGGGTTCAAATCAAGGTGGTGAATACTCTGGAGCGGAACCATCCACACAGGGATCGCAGACAGGAAGTGTTGGCGCCGCCGAAACTCGTCCCCGCAACGTAGCCTTGATGTTCATCGTCAAAACCTAATGACCGTACAGGACTGGGAACAACTTGTAGACACGCTTTATGAACAATGCCGCAACCATATTCAGCTTCTTGGCCAAGTATCCCGAGATGACGTGGATGGCTATCTTAGTTTTTACGGCGTCCATGATAGTATTTATGTGGCTCGGCGTGACGGTAAGATTACAGGCATTGCGACCACACATCCCGGTGTCAGCGACTTCAACTGGAAGTGGCGCAAGCAGGATGGCATCTGGACGATTCACATGGCTTGGGCAAGCGAACCTGGAGCGGTTGGTGAAATGTTTAGCCAGTTCTTTCAACGTAAAGCACCTATCACGCAAGTTTGGGCATGGAGACACGACCATGCAGTTCAGATCACTCCTAAAAAACTAAAAAGACTTTTATATGGGAAGTAAAATTTCAATGCCGCAACAACAGGCGGCTCCCAACTACCAGGAGTCAATGCGCTCTATCCTGAAGTCGCAGGTAGAGATGGCTCCAGAAGTTTATGCCAGCGAGTTAATCTACCAGCCGAAATATCAGGCGCTGCAAGATCAGATTGCCAGTCAGGCTGCTCGCAGTCAGGTTGAGATGTATCAAGGCTTGCAGCCTCAATACTCTAACCTAGAAGAAGCATATATGCGGAGCCAGCAGGCGGCGCAGTTGCGCGGCTTGCAGGAACGTGCTCCAGAGTATGTGCAAGCCTTCCAGCAGGCTCAAGGTGTTGGCGGCATCAACCAAGCTCTCCAGAAGTACACGGAGCAGAAGCTCGGCGGCTTACAGGCCAACGGCGCAAACCTTTCTCCAGAAGAGCAGCGTATGCTCGATCAACAGGCTAGGGCAGGCTATGCAGCTCGGGGAACGTCACTGGGCGGACAGAGCAACCTTGCCGAGGTGATGAACCGCTACAACGCGCGTCAGGCCCGGGAGCAGCAGCTTGTGGCTCTTGGCACGGGATTGGGTGGATACTTCCAGCAGCAGGCTGCTCCTGCGCTGACTTCCTTCTACCAACAGCCGATGTACGCCGGTTCGTTTGGCGGTCAAGCCGCACAGAACGCGATGATGGGCCAACAGCAGGCTGGACCACAGTACTTCAACCCAGAGTCGCAGACCGGCATGGGCTCGATCTACGGGGCTTACAACGCACAGATGCAGTATCAAGCTGGGATGGCACAAGCAGCAGCAGCAAAGAGTGCTGGAAAAGCTGGCATGTTTGGATCAATTGGTGGAGGACTTATGGCTGGGGCAGGAGCAGCATACTAATGAACATAATACCTGCTATAAGCTTAATCAGAAAGGCGCTTAAAAACGCAAAGCGTCCTGCCGTGCTTTGGAGTGGAGGAAAAGACTCCACTGTGTTGCTTGATCTATGCTTAAGCATGCGCCCTGACATCGAGGTAATCCACTTTAAGTTGCCATTTCTTTCACACAAGTACCAACATCACCATGAGGTGCAAGAAAAGCTAAAACTGACAGTCCACGATTGGGTGCCATCGTCTATTGCGCTAACTCACGGGAAAGACCGCATCGACGTTTGTGAGACGTATTCGCTTGGAACCGGGCAATTAAAGGTCATGCGCGGCACAGAAATGATGGACTTAACAAAGCCTTGGGTGTGCGGTAAAGAATGGCTTGGCAGGCCAAAGGCTAATGTTGTTAACGACTTTGATGTGTTGTTCTGTGGGCACAAAAGCAGCGACGAAGACCCATTGACTGGCTCAATTCCGCTCATGGTTGACATGAAAATTATTGGCAACGGTACAGAGATGTGGTTTCCGTTGCGTGAGTGGACTGACGCGGACATCTCTCTGTATATCACATCAAACAACGTCAAATACGACCAGAATCGATATGACACGGATGTTGTGTCCCGCCCGGACAAGCACATGAACAGCGACTACGTTCATGCCTGTTTCCGTTGTATTGATCGCAGGGAATCTGCATTTGTGCATTGCCCAAAGCTAAACGCTGACGTAGAGAACTTGCATGAGTTTGTCTTGCACGAAGAGCCAGTCATCCCCTACTGCAACGTCCGAACTGGACTGCCAAAAGTGCGGGGCGTGTTGCAGCCACAAGGCCAGTTGGCCGATTCTGCGAAAGGATAGATCCGATGCAGTTAACATCCCCAAAGAGTACATCCGCGATGATCTGCCACTGCTTAAGTGCGTTGGAACTCGCTGTATTGCGCTTTCGGGGATTGTTGGGCAGGAAGTTTCGTGTACAATCTATAGGCATAGACCGCAAGCCTGCCAGCGGTTTGAGAAAGGCAGTCCTCTTTGTTTAGAAGCTAGAACCAAATTTTATGGCAAGACCTCGTGAACTTTATAATACACCGGCACCTCAGGCGATGAGCTTGATGGGCCAGGGCATTGCTGACGCTTACGCTAGAGCCGGAGAGATTGAAGGCAAAGGATACATGGCGCTAGGGCAGGGCATTGCACAAGGGCTTACCGCAGCAGGAGGCGCAATAGGCGACTACAAGAAGATGTCGTCGCAGGTAAAGGCTGATGCGGCTGCATTCAATTCGTTTAAGGACTATCTTCCGGCTGAATTTGTGGGCTTACAGCAAACAATGGAGAACGACCCAAAAGCAAGCTTGCTGGATAAGCAGCAGTTCTATCAATCTGCTAAAGGATATTTGGGTGCTGCTATTGGGCAGAAGTACAAGATGGAACAGATTGGAGCGGAGCAAAAGGGATTGCTTGATCGGGCAGTGGCAACCAAAAAGCCGCCGCTTGATCTTGGTGGACTGGATATGGCAATTGATTCAATTTGGAATCCAAAGCCAGCACCGTCGTCAACGCAGCCGTCAATGCAGGACACCACAGCACCTGCCACAGATCTCGCCGCTTTTCTTAGAAGTCGAGGCTGGAGCGGAAGAGGCCCGGTGCCCCAAGCATTAATGGATGAATACAATGCAAGTATAGGCCGTTAACTTTTAATACGATGCCACTATCAGACTATCTTCAAGACAACATCGTCACTCGCGGCATTCGTCCGCTTGCTGCCATTGCCGATTACTACATGGCAAACAACCAGCAGCCTGTAGCGCCTCAGCAAGCTATGGCAATGGACGCCAATATAGGTTATCCACTCACGCCACAACAGGAAGCCATGTATGCGCAGGCGTCTCCTCGTCGAGTTGTGCAGTTGACGCCGGAAGAGATGGCTGCATTTAACGCACAGCGCAGCCAGGTTGATACAAGTTACAGCGGTTCTGGTGCAGACTTTGGTGAACCACAAACTGTGCAAGCAGCGCCTGTAGCACCTCAAGCTGAACCTACGGCACAAGCAGAGCAGCCATTGTATCCAGAGCGAGAGCATGAGCTTCGCAGGCAGGACTTGCGAGCAAAAGTGTTGGCTACGAATAAATTGATGGATTCACTTATTCAAAGAAATCCTGACTATTCGGAAGCTATACAATCCAGTTTTAAAAGAAAACTTGAAGCTCTTGTTGATCCAGAGCAGCTTAAATCTTTTGATGAAAGCAATGCCGCTAAGTCAGTATGGGCTGAATTGCCATCATTAAGAAAAGAGCGCGACTTTGTTAAAACAATTCGAGAAGACATATTGCAGGCTGAAAAGATACAAAAAGACGATCCAGCAAATAAAGCTCGGCTTGTTATTTCGCTTCAGACAATTCTTCCAAAGATGATTCAGTCTGCCGCTTCTGGTGGATCTGACGCAGTTCAGATGCAAGAATTTATGAAGCTTGCACCAGAGCTTGTTAATGGCTACGCAGAATATGCTACATCAATTGGAAAAGATCCACTTTCAAGCGGAACATATTTTCAATGGTTAAATTCAAGCCAGTTTAAAAAGACAGCAGATCCAGAAGCGTTTATTCAAAAGGTAAAGGAAAAATACAACGTAATTGCATCTGCAAGAAATAGCGTCGTAGAAGAATTTCAAAACAGAACTTCACCTGAGTGGTTTAGTAAAACTGGAGTTAAAGAACTTCCATTGTTTAAGTCTGACATTGAATCTGAACTTAATAAACAACAGCCAGCAAAACAAATGGCTGCTCCAAGTGTTCAATCTCTTTTAGAGAAATACAAATAATGGCTACAATTCAAGAGCTTAGTGATGCGCTGATAAAGGCTGACGCGGCTGGCAATACGCAGGACGCTAAAGCTCTTGCTGATGCTATACGTCAAATGCAGTCTCAGCCCGAAGCAGCTCAAGAGCCTGCCAGCACGACCGGCGACGTTGCCCGTGGACTTGCTCGAGGGATGGGGCCGGTTGCTATGGGTGCCGCAGCTGGATTGGTTAGCCCTATTCCCGGTGGAGCGGCGATGGGCGCTACGGCAGTAGCAGCAGGACAGCTTATTGGAGATCCGCTGGTGCTTGGCCTGAACCACTTCATGGGCACTAACCTCAAGACGCCCACGGAACTCTTTGGTGAACTCTTTACTCAGCTTGGCATTGATCCAACTAGCACCGAGGCTGGTCGAGTTGCAGAATCCGTCGGCAGTTCGATTGCGTCTACTGCGGCTGGCATCGGACTAGGCAATGTGCTTAAGGGCGCTGCATCTGCAACCGCAAAGAAGATTGGCGCTATACTTGCGGATAAGCCACTGCAACAACTTGCATCTGCTACGGCTGGTGGAGCTACGGCTGAACTTGCTCGATACGGCGCAGAAGAGCTTGGAGCAGGCACTAAGGGACAGATTGCAGCGTCGTTAGTTGGCGGCATTACTGGCGGGTTAACTGGAGCAAGACTAGCTGGGCTACGGCCAACTGCACGCACAGCTCCGGCAGTGGCAGGCATGACCGCAGTAGAAACGGCTCAAGCTGTAACTGAGGCTGAAGCTGCTGGAAGGCTCGTTCGTACATCTGATGTCATTCAGCCAGGTGGGCCGATCAGTAAACGAGCACAGGATTTGCGTGAAGCTGTTGGCGGCAGAGAGGCGCTTGTTAGGCAGGCTGAAGAACGGACACAAGCTGTTCAAGATCTACTCGGCCAGTTCAGCGCAAATGTTGGTGCTGACTCTATCCGAGATGTGACCGCTAATCTCAACAAGACAAGAGCAGCAGAGATTGCCGCAAATAAGAGTGTTGTTACTGGCATTCTTCAAGACTTGGACAGCACTAATGTTACTGTTCCAACGGCTAACTCCATCAAGGCAATTGATGATGAGATTAAATATCTTAACGGAGTTAATGAGGATGCGCTTGCTCCAGTTACCGCAAGGCTGGAAGCCTTTAAGAAGTCTCTGCAAAACAAGACTGCATCTCAAGTAGATAGTAATCTTAAGCTTGTTGGAGATTTGCTTGAAGATCCGGGTCTTGCTTCGTTAAAGGGTCTTTCTGGTAAGTCGATGAATCGAGTCTATGGCGCTATCAAGCAAGACATAGGAGATTTCATTGAAGCAAGTGGCAGGGATCGAAACGCTTGGGCTACCGCAAACGCAAACCTGCATGAAATGGCGAAGGAGTTGCAAGACAGTGCGCTTAGGGCTGCTCTTAATAAAGGAGAAGTAAACCCAGAAGCCGCTGGTAAATTGCTGTTTAGTAAGGCTAAGAGTGAAGTTCAACTGCTGTACAAGAATCTTGATGACATTGGCAAAGCAAACGCTCGCGCTGCAATTCTTGAGAATGTAGCCGCCAGTTCAATCGATGCTCAAACAAACCAGATTGTCCCAAGGCGGTTCTTAACCAACCTGCAAAAGGCCGAGCAGCAGACTGGCGTGTTCTTTAGCGGTGCAGACAAGAATGCAATTGATGGCCTTGCTCGTTACTTGAAGCTTACTTCGCGAGCTGGCGAGTTCAATATGGATCCAGCCACTGGTCAAAGGCTATTGATTCCAACCATAACTGGAGGATTGGCTGGAGCCGTTGGTTTAACTGGCGCTGCTGCAACTTACGCCGGAGTTTACACATTAGGCCGCGCATACGAAACGCCAGCCGTTCGCAAACTGTTGCTCAAACTGCCAAAGGTCGCATCTGGCTCGCCTGAAGAGTTTGCTTTGTCCAAGCGCATCACGCAGGCAATTCAGTCCACCGTGCAAGAGCAAGCTGTTAGCGACATCGAGCGCAAGAAAATGCCGGTAGCATTCATGCAGCAGGCAAGTAGCAGAGAATCGCTTGGCAATGGTTATGTGCTTTCTGACCCGGTTAATGGCATGAAGATCGTCAGTAAAGACAATGCATCACACAAGCTGTTTGACGGCAGTGGTAGGCTCGTTGGCGTTTTTGCTTCTGAGCAAGAGGCAAGAGATAAAGCCAACAAAGAAATTGTCACCAGAATCAAGCGAGAACTCAAGCAGGCCAAATAACACTATGCCACTAAAGAAATCCGCATCCGAGAAAGCGTTCACCGAAAACCTCAAGCGCGAGATCGGCGCTGGCAAGCCACAGAGGCAGGCCGTCGCTATCGCGTACAGCGTCCAGCGTGAGGCTGCGAAGAAAGCCGCTGCCGCCAAGCGCAAATAGCCTATGGCGAACATAACACGGAAGTGGAAACGCTTCCTTGCAGTTAGTTGCAGCCATGGGTTCATGGCGGACCAGGCTGTACTCAAGGAGGTACTTCGCTTTCGTGACCGATGGAAGCCGGACACAGTGTTGCATCTTGGTGATGCCATCGACATGACCTGCCTGCGTAGTGGTGCTATCACTGCTGACAGTCACGACGCTACCGTAGATCCCGAGGCTGACCTGAACGATGGCCTAGCATTTATCTCGGCGCTGAGACCACAGCACTACCTGCTCGGCAACCATGAGGCCCGGCTCGTCACGCTCATGAGCCATCCTAAAGCAATCATCTCGGCTCTGGCGACTCGTGTGTATCACCAGATCCACGACCGAGCTAAGTCAATTAAGTGCAAGGTGTACGACTACAAGCTTAAGACCGGCTTTGTTGGTTTGGGTGATGCGCTCTTCCAGCATGGATACTTGCACAGTGAGAACGCCTTGCGTGATTCAGCAGAGCGTATGTGTCACGGCAGGTACACCAAGCTTGTCATGGGGCATATCCACCGTGTACAAATCGCTGAAGGTCGGCGCATTAAAGGTGTCACTGGCTACTCTGTTGGGTGGCTAGGAGATCCCGAAATGGCTGGCTATGCGGAGAATAGGATTGCAACCACCGCTTGGAGTAGAGGCTGGGCGTGGGGCGAATATACTGACAACGAAACAATTGTATGGCTGACAAAAGAACTAAAGGACGGAAGCTTCAAGCTGCCACTGTAGAAGGGGACTGGCTCTCGCAACTTGCGCAGAACCTAGAGATTCAACCCGCACCTCCAGGGTGGTATACACTCTCACAAATTGCTCAACGGCTTGGAATTGGCAGAACTGCTACACGCAACATCCTTGCTCAAAAGAAAGCTGTACAGCAAAAGTTTTACCACAAGACAAGTGACGGCAGGATTCTTCCCACCGTACACTACAAGATATGAGTCCCGAGGAAAAGGAACGCCAAGTCATCATCCAACGCGCAAAGGACATTCTCTCTGAACACTTTGAGTGTGGCGAGATCCTCGTACAAGCGCAGGACGAGAACGATAGCGACAATACGAACCGCTACGAGAGCGGCTGGGGCAATCGATTTGCCCGAGACATGCACATCAACCTCATGCACAAGGAGCGCGTGCTGGAGCACTCGTGGATAGAAGAGTGTGGGGATGAGGATGATGACGATGACGAGGATGACGACGACGAAATAAAATCAAAAAAGTAGTTGCGCGTAGTAGACCAACGTATACTTTGCTAGGCATTCGGTGAATGGTTCATCGATGAAACACAACAAAAATGAAAGTAGCACAAATTAGCGACTTAGCAAATCTGGCCGATGGTTCGGTCATTGGCGAGATGCGGGTGACGATCAAAGCGACGTTCCCGCCTAAAACTGGTGAAGGTAAGTTTGGCCCTTGGCGCGTACAGAACTGTGTCCTTCAGGACTCCACCGGCGAGTGCCGTGCATCGTTCTGGTTGCCAGACGAGATGGGTGACCTCAAGGGCCAGATGGTGACCCTCAGGTCACAGGCTGGCAAGAAGGGGCTTCAGGGCATCAGCGTGAAGCACTCGACCCATAGCGGCGAGAATGAACTTAAGATCACCGATCAGTGTGCGATCATCGACGACGCCGGCGCAGCCGTAGCCGCAGCAGGCCCACGCAAGCCTGTGCAGGCATCGTCGCCCGTCTCGTTGACGGTGGCAGACGCCAAGCGGGCGCTCTTCCAAGCGGCGCAGCTCATGGCTGAAGCCATCAAAGCAGCCGAGTGGGTTGGCGGTCAGGCACAGGTGACGCCCGAGCAACTCCAAGCTATCGCTACGAGCTTGTTTATCTCCGCAGATCGTGCGGGATTTGCGAAGGCATTCCCCTCAGCGCAGACGAAGCCGGTTAAGAAGGATGAGCCCGTTGAACTTGAGGAGGACGACTTGAAATGGTAAAAGCAAAAGACATCTCGACGTTGTGCGGTGTTACGCTTCAGACCATCCTGAAGTGGTGCCGTGAAGGGAAGATCCCACATCACCGTATCAGCGCACGCTGCTTGCGATTTGATGTGGCTGAGGTTAACGCTTGGTTACAGGCCAAACGCGATGCCAATAAACTCAAGAGCCAAGGGGTGTAGAGGCGAGCGCATGTGGCGCGACGAACTCCGGGCTGCTGGCTTCACGGCAAGGCGTGGTCAGCAGTTCGCCGGAGGGACGGATTCGCCAGATGTGATCTGTGAGGAACTCAAGAACCTGCATCAAGAAGTGAAGTTTGTCGAGAACCTCAACCTTATCAAGGCCACAGAGCAAGCCGAGCGCGATGGTGCTGGCAAGGCTTGGATTGTAGCACACAAGAAGAACCGTACACCTTGGCTAGTGACGATGAGCAGCGAATTGTTCTTCAAGCTACTCAGGGATGGCATGGAAGGTTTGGTTAAATAATTCTGCACCAGGCAGGGGCGCGACTGCACAACGCGCACACTTTATGAACATCAGCATCAATATAACATACACGTCAGGAACGAAGGTTGAGCTTGTCGTCCCCCTTGAGGAGCCAGCGCAACTCATCAGCAAATCAGAGTCACCTGTGACACCTGTGCAGCCTGCGCAGGACTTGGCAGATGCCATGTGCATAGTCACGAACAAAGAACTTGAGTCGTCCGGCAAGCGGTACACTTCTGTCAACGAGCTTATCGACGATCTCTGCAAAGACCCCGAGGTAGGCCGGACGATGAGCATGTACAACATGACGTACACGACTATCGACGGTAAGGAGTGGCAGGTGCCGCCGGGCTTGATGAAAGATCTAGTCATCATTTACGGCGAGAAGACCGTCGAGCAGGAGCTACTCAAAGCCCACGCTTGGCTTGAAGCTGACCCTGCAAGACGCAAGACTCCACGCGGCATGGGGCGCTTCCTGAACGGTTGGCTATCCCGTGCAGCGTCAATGGTGCGTACACCGATTAAAACATTATTGAAGCGTGATAGCTTAATGTCTACCAATGGAAGCACACAAGAAAGCTGGTAGACGTAGGCCGGTGGAGCTGCCACCTGACACGGTGGTGCCAACTGCGCTGGAGGCCGAGCGCGGCATAGCGTCGATTGCCCTGAATCATCCCGAGGTTTTCTTGCATCACATCTCGGAGAAGAACTTCAAGGTGAGCGACATCTTCGATCCGCTT